GGTGTACGCTGTCTGAGCGACAGCGCCTATGGCGCCGCGCCGCAGCTTCATCATCTCTTCGGTATTGCCGCGGTAGGCCACGGCGGGCCTACGCTATCGTCAGGATGCCGGCCGCCTGATCCAAGTCGACCGTGAATGTTTCAAGAGCGAGCAGCGTAACGGCAGAACCGTAGTCCCACCAGCCGATAAGCGGACGCGCGCTCGCGGCACCGGCGGTGTTGTTGTAGAGCACGGCGTAGCGGAACGGGCCGAAGCCGGTCGTAGCCGTGAATACGAGATCGTTGCCGACGAGTTTGTACGTGCCGCCGGACTGCGAGCTTGCGGTGATCGTCACCACCGCGCCGCCAGCGGTATAGCCGCCGCCGGTCGTCAAATCGAGCGCGTTCGATGTGGCTTCTAGGCGAAAATCAACGCTGGTGTCGAACGTAGCGTCGGCTGCATTCGGCGACGTGTTCGTCAGCATGATCTTGAGAGAATCGCTGCCGAGGTTGTGTACCTTGTTGGCGATGTCCGCTACGAACGGCTGGAACTTGTTGAAAGAGGCCACTTAGCCCCCCACTGCGGCGCGCAACTTCTCGAGTTTGGCCTCGTAGTCCGCTTTCAGAGCGGCGATCGCTTCTTCTGCGACGCGAAGATCCGCTTCGCGGGCAGCAAGCGCCTCGCTGGTCGCAGCATTCGTCGCCGCGGCTGACACAACGGCCAGTTCGCGGTCCTTGACGGCCGCTTCGCGCTCCGAAAGCGCGATGTCGACGCCTTGTAGGCGCGCGGCCTCGTCCTGAAGCTGCTTGGCGCGGGCCGCGGCGCCCTCGAGCGCCGCATTGACGGTCGCTTGAAGTTCTTCGGCGGCTTTTTGCGTCTCGATGGCCTTCGTTTCCCAGGCGTCCGCCGCTACCCGCGCGTCGTCGGCGGCGGTTTGCGCCGCTTGGATGGCGGCGAGGCGCGCGGAGGCCGCGGCCGGGTCGGTGACGAGCGCCAGAAGCGCCATGACGCCGGTTTCTGCCGGGGAACCTGTCTTGCCGCTCATGGAGATCATGGTTTTCCTACGCTACGTCGATCAGCGAGAGTTTGTCGCCTGGATAGACGACGAAAAAGAACATGCTGTTCGCAGGCAACCGCAGATTGCTCGTCGTGGCAGTAGGCGTCGCGCCGCGGGTCGCGCTGAACGCGATGCAGTGCGCCTGCGCCGCGGCAGTGCTGACGGCGATCAAGTGCGTGTTCGCATTGAATGCAGCCGATTCCGCGTGCGACGCGCTGGTCGTGATGGTTTGATCGGCGATGCCCGGTTCGGATGGCGCTTGGACGACTTTGCCGGCGAACGTCGCGCCGATGTCCGCGTACTCTCTGATGTATGCCGTTGCCACTTACCCTCCGTGCATCTTGCGCAACGTCTGCGCGGGGTTCGCCTGCCGCTTCGTCTGCGTGCTGGCTTTGCTGCCCGGCGCCAGAACTTGCGCCGCATACCCGCCGACGCTTTCGCCGTGCGACTTTGCCTTCGCGGTAAAGGCGCCCGGGTGTTTTATTGCCCCGGCGATCCAGTGCTTTCCGGCCACTGTTAGCTCCCCGCCTTTCGCAGCCCCGACACTGCCGAATTCGGGACATACGTCGACTGGTGCACCGGTGTCGTAGGCGCGGGCGCCGCCGGGCGGTTGCCTGCTTCTTTCGCGCCGTCGCTCATGCTACGAGGCCGAAGTCACCGGCCACAGTCGCGCCGTCTCGATACGGCTCACCATGAGTTCGAGCGCCGCGAGTAGGCGCTGCTTGCCCTCCTGGCCGGCGAAAACAACGGTGTCGAAATTGATCTGAACGAGGTTGCTCGAGTCCAGCGTACCGCTGCCGGTGAAGAACACCACGTCGCTGTTCACATCTTGAGGGCCGTCGGTGACGGCCATTCCGCATCCCGCTACTGCCATGTGCTGTCTCCTACGTGCAAGTTGTGGCGGTCGGCAAAATCTGCTTCGTCGCCTGTGCCGCGCGCCCGCCCGCGGCGCCGTCTGTGAACGAACCGGCGTCCCGCAAATACTGCTGAAGCAACGCGATGATCTGCGCGTCCGTGTAGGCTGCCGACATGAAGATCCCGATGTTCGGCGCCAGCGTCACCAACTGGCAGGCCGCCGAAAGCGTCCCGTCCACGTCGTTCGCCCAAATTCCGGTCGTCGCCGAGCCGAAAATCTTGAACGATTTGGTCGTGTTCGCCGCCGGGGTATAGCCCTGAAAGTTTGTCGGAATCGCCATGCCCTACCTTTCAAATACTCCCCGGCCGTTAAGCCGGGGAGAATTGGGTACTACTCGGGCAGCACGTAGTCGACTTCGACGTACGCGTCAACCGCAGCGCCGAGGACCGTGACGATCGCCGCCGCGATGTCGTACTCGACATCGGAGGTAGCGCCGGCCGTGCCGACCGCGGTTGCGTACGCTGTCGCCAGCGGATCGCGTTTCTGCGCAGCCGTCATCGCGGTGACGACGTTGGCGCGGTTGTTCGCCTGGCCCATCACCGTGACGGTGCTGAACACGGCGTCGCTGATCGCGATGCCCGCGGTGCCCGGCCGGTACAGGCCGAACTTGACAGCGCCGGTGGTCGACGTGGCGTTCGTCAGGTAGATCCCGACGATGCGCGCCCGCGCCGGAACGCGCGCGAAGGTGTACCACTGGCCGACGGTGCCGCCGACGAGGTTGGCCGCGGCGATGAAACCGACCGCGGTGCGGAGAACTCCACCCTTGTCTTGCGACAAGACCTTGACGATCGGGGTGGCGTCCTGGTTGGAGACGTTCGTTGCGATGGAAACTTGAGCCATGTCAGTGCTCTCCTAGATTTGGTCGTCGCAGAGGACTTGGATCTGCTTGCCGGATTGGGTCCGGGTCGCGCCGAAAGTCCCGCAGATGAAGACCTGAGTTGCGTAGCTCTTGTCCGCTCGCTTGCTGATCTCGGTGGCAAGATCCTTCCAGATGCCGAGATACATGCCGCTCTTCACCCAAATCGGGATCAGGCGGTTGCCGCTGGTGACGTTCAGCCGTTCCGTGAGCGTGAAGTCCACGCCCATGAAGCGCTTGACGCGACCGTTCTCGAGGACCGCGCTGTTGCTGTAGTCCTTGTTCACGACTTGGATTTCCTTCAACAGCGAGTCGTGCTCGTAGCTCGAGATCGCGCCGTTGACCGCTTCCGACAGGTCGCCCTTGTTCGCGAGCAGGAGTTTCTGCACCGCGGATTGGAGCTTCGCGACGTTGAGCGCCGAGGCGGTGCCGCCGACGTTGACGCCGACCTGGTAGTTGGTCGTGTCGAACGTCTCGGACGTGGTGCCATTCTCGCCCTTGAAGTTGGTGCCGAAGATCGCGGTCAGTATCACGTCGTCCATCGCGCGATTCATGGCCGCGGCAGCGGCCCGCGCGTACGGGCTGGTGGCTTCGACGATCATGCGAAGCTGGTCTTCGTTGTCGATCAGCGACGCCCACTCGTAGTCGAGGGGGAACACCCAACGCTTGTCTTGCGACAGGTCGAGCAGCGGCGTGTCTTCGTGCCGGCTGGTCTTCAACTGCGCGGTCGCGACACCGAATTGCTCGACGATGCTGGCGGCCTTACCGACGTGAGTGCCGGTCGTGACCATGCTGCGAAGGCGGGAACCTTCCTGTTGGAGCAGGAGTTCGACGTTCGCCTTGTACTGCTGTACTGCTGCGGTGGTAATGGCTTGGGGCACAATAGCCTCCGTAAGTTGTTCGGATACTGCCAGTTGCACCGCTCAGGCTGGTGCTCGCCGGCTTGTCCCTTACGGGGGCCACTACGCGGGGGAGTGTTTTGTCGCGGGGGCGTGAACCTTGTCCACGCACTCCCCCCACACAATCAGTGTATCACATGCTCAGAAAAGATTGTAAACACTCTCGCCAGTATTCGTCGCCGGCTGTACGGTATCCTTCGCCAGCATGATCGGCCCCGTCACCCAATCGGCGTACTTCTGCGCCGATTCGACAACACCCGTCGCATACCCGTCCTTGTGCGGTGACGGGTTGCGCGCGGCGGCCTCGAGACATCGCAGTCTGAATTCGAGCACGTCCATTTACTTCTCCGCGTAGATGATACCGAAAAGCTGCTTCTGTTTCAGAGCCGCCGCCTTGTGACCGGGGTGCGATGCATCGGTCAGCGCCTTCGACTCCACCGGATCGGCCTTCATCTTCTCCCACTCGACACCCGCTTCCGCCGGCGTCATCGTCGCGCCGAACCCGCCACCCGACTTGTCCGCGCCGCTGACGAACGAGTCCTCGCCGAGCTTCGAGCCGAGTGCCGCGAAGAACCGCATCGTCGCCGCGTAGCCCTGCGTCTGCTCGAGTGCGTCGATCATGTCCGCGCTGAAGCCGAGTGCCTTGACAGCGGTCTGCGCCGCATTCATCTGCCGCTCGTAGCCACCGCGCCACTCCGACAGGAGGGTCGCCTTGTCGGTCTGCACCGAGAGGTTGTACGCCTTCTCGCCTTCGGCCGACTGCGCCTTGACGTATTCGGTGTTCGCCGTCGACAGCGCCTTCGCTTGGGCGGCCGTCAGACCGGCTTTGTGGAAGGTGTCCTTCACCCACGCTTTGTAGGTGTCGGGGGCGCCTTCAGGCGCAACGATCTCGTACTTGTCCGCAGACTCCGGCATACCGAGTTTCGCGAACGCCGCGCGCTGCCCGACCGGATCGTCGGCGCGAGGAAGCGCGAGCAGCGTGGACGGATCGCGCCCGATCAGCGTCTCGGCACTGCGATAGGACTTGTACACATCGGCCGGCGCCTTCCACCCCTTGTTGGCGACATAGGCGACATCTGCCGCTTCGGTCAGTCCGTGCCAGGCCGGCGCAGCACCGCCGCCAGCGCCACCAGCGCCAGCCCCACCAGCACCAGCATCTCCCCCGTTACCACCAGCGCCCGCACCAGCACCACCCGCGCCGCCTGCCCCGCCTTGCCCACCCGCGTCTCCGCTCATAGTCCCAATTCCTTCAGCCCGTTGATGAAATCTTCCGGATGAAGCTGATCGACGCAGAGATTATCCCCGTAGACACAGTTCCGGAAGTCGTGATTGAAAAGCAAAGTCATGTGCGACTGGCAGCCAGTGCACTCGAGATCGCGCGGCACGACGTAGCGGATCTTGTGCTCCGGGTCGCCGCCTCGCGCGATGTAGCGATGCTTAGGCTCGGTAGTTGTCAAGCCATACAGAATGTTTGTATCCGTCGTGCCGGCCAGATGTATCGTGCCGCCGTCCACACCGACGAGCGCAGCGGCGTGACCGCACAAGTCGCGAAGCTCGAGCAGCGTCGTCTTCTCGCGCCAATCCAGAAACAACCCGGCCGGGATGTGGTCGGCTTCGTCGATCATAATGATTGGTGTGAGCGTGCCGCCGGCGTTTGCCTTCGTGTGACTCGTCTTCGTGCCGACGACGACAGGCGAGTAGCCGCGGGAGTGAACCCACTCCATTATCGGCACCATAACCTTCGCCTTGAACAGTTTGTTCTGCGACGTGGCGCCGACCGGGAACACGACGTATTTGCCCTGAATCTGGCGCGACCCGAGCGGCGCCTTCGTCGGATAGCTGCGCTCTTCCATGCTCTCCGGCTGCGCATCGAGTAGATAGCGGAACGCGTAGTCGACCATGTGGACGCGATTGCGCGTGTGCGTATCGAACGGCGCCTGGTTAAGCGCCGTCGGGCCGAGGTCGGCCAGTTTGCGCTCGGCCTTCTTCATCGGAAACTTCTCGAGATCCTTGACGACGAATATGCCGTATGGCGCAAGCAGATGCACGACGAGTTCCATCTGCCACGACGGCACCCACACGTTCATCGTCATCGACTCGTGATGCGTCAGGCGCGCATGTACAATCGACGGGAGCGAGCAGATCATATCCCCCAGCGCCGCGTGGTTGAGCACGAAGTTGACCCGATCGTACATCTGAAGCTCTTCGTTATTGCGATACATCTTGCCTCCCATCGAGAAGTTTCCACAGGTCGGCTTCGCTGAGATTCAGGTGCGCGGAGATGCGCAGCCACACTTCCCGGTGCCCTTCGGCGAGGACGTGCGCACGATCGTTGGGATGAAAGGTGGACGCTTGCGCGTGGCAGAACCACGCGAGATCCTTGAGTACGATCTCCGCGAGTGGTCCCTTGAACGTCGTCCTGTAGGCGTATCGGCGTTCCCCGAGGAACCGCCGGGCCTTGTCGAGTATGCTCAAGCGCTATGCCGTTTGGTGAGGTATCTGTTTCTGCACGGTCGCCAATGCCGGCGCCGCGTCTGTGAGTTGCTGAATCTGCTGCTGCTGCGATCGCTGCTGGCGCTTCGCCGCCACTTCTTCTTCGGTAGATGTCCAGTCGACAGGCGCTCCGAAGATGTCGTTCACTTCCGGCATCGCCCGGTCGATGGCGAACCAATCAAGCGGCGAGGGATCGCCAGTGAGTCGCGTATAGTTAGCGGCCATGTCCAGGGAACGCACGAAGCCGGAGGCGCGCTCGGTGCGCCGCATGCGCGACATTGGCGAGTCGTATTCGATTTTGTACTCGGCGTTCGCCTGTTGCAATATCGCCGGCATCGGCGGCATAAGCCCTTGCTGCTGAAGCAGGTCG